ATATGTTTGTGTAGTTGTAGCACTACCTGAACCTGCTAGAGTAACAGCTTCACTTACTTCGTTGTAACTTGCATCTAATCCTTGAATAGTGACCTGTACACCATTGTCTGTAGCACCACCACCACTTGTAGCTGTCATAGCAAGTGCACTACCTTGATAGGTGTATACACCACCTCCATCCCAAATATCTTCAATGCTATCGTCTATGTCACTGTTAAAACCAAACTTAAAGATACGTTTGTGTCCATCAACAAGACCACGAGATACTTGTAAGAAGTAAGGATATGATCCTACACCACCGCTAAAAGTAATTACATTTGGGTATGAAGTGATGGACATTTATTTTATTTTTTCCGATTCAAGTTTATCTTTAAGTTTACTAACACGTAGATAATCTTCACGTATTCGTTTTAGTCTTGTTGGGTTTCTTAGATACTTGTCTATCTTTTCTATTTGTCTTTGCGTAAGAAACCTAATAGGTCTAGCGTTTACTGGTATAAATATATTTAAATTTTTTTTTTGTTTTAAGTACTTTGTACACTTTCAAGAACTTCTAATTTTGCGTTTGTTTCTGCTATGTCTTTTAATGCTTGATCTAATACATTTAATGGAGTATTAGGAGCATTAAGTAAGCTTTCTGCATTCTCAATTTTTAGTTTGTATTGAAACGCTAAAGCTTGTGACGCTAGTTTCTTCATAGGTGTACTCCTTTTAAGAATTATACAGATAGATTAGCTAGATGTCAATCTCTTTGTATCTTCGTACGCCTTTTTAATCTCTTCTATAGTTCGCTTACAGCCTATGCACACATTGTCTTTCAACGTACAGACACCCACACACGGACTCAAAATCTTCCCATCCACTTGCCTGCAAACCATGCCATCAATCCTGCAAAGAATAATACAACTATAAAGGCTATTCCGTAGCCTACGTATTCCATCAACTCTTCTCTACGCTTCTCTTCCATTTTTTCTTGATAGCGTCTGGATTTACGAGCTTCGGCTTGAAAGGCTTGCCAATCTTGCCACAATCCGGGGCGACCTAAGTAGATCATCATTTTCTTGAGTTCTTCTTCTTTTTCTTTTATCTGCTCAAGAGCCATGAACTCTTCTAGGTCTGTGCCACCTACACCTTTAGCTTTTTTCTTTTTAAGGTTCTTTTCTATTGCTTCCTTTGAAAATACAAAATCGCTTATATGTTTCGCACATCCACTCAGTTCTTTTCCATTGGACACAAATTGCTTGATAACCGAAAAGGCGGCATTTGCTGCGGCTAATTCTGCTAACATCTTACTTTTTCCTTGTCGGTTTACAATACGCTGTTATTTGTAAGTTAGGTCCTTCCCTTTGTGGTATAGATGCTTGATCATTTAATCTTACTGCAAAGTACAGACATCTATCTATGTTATCGAAGGTTTGTGTTTGGTCTATTATCTTTAATCCCATCATAACCACTAGTACGAACTCAATCACACTGGTACTCCTTGTACCTCCTCATCATTATCTTCTTTGTGGCATTCGCAATTGCACTCTTCGCAGTCACACTCGTAACATTCACACGTTGCACATTTCTTCTTTTCTTCGGTCATATCCACTCCCCATTTTTCATAGCCAAAGATAATTTCATAGCTCTGTTGCCTACTTGATTAGCCCATCTTGAATCAATCATCTCTTCACAAGCTAAAGGATAGTTTACTTTTTCTATCGCCATCCACATGTTTTTAAATTTCATAAGACGAGGAACACCCATATTAAATGCCATATCAACAAGCACCATTTGTCGTACATCGCTAAGTTGATTTACAAGTGGCTTTCGTTCTAGTAGCTCTTTTTCTACAATTGCTATGTCATTCATGCAAAGATAGTAGGCTTCTTCTTCAGTAAGACCAACTTCGTAAACATCTTCCATAGTTTTGTTTATAAAAGATAGTTCACCATCTGTGATACCCCTGTCTTCCAAGTTACGACCGATTCCAATCGTATCTATGCCTAGATGATCCTGATAGACTTGTAATCGGAGTCCTTCATGTAAAGCTATCATCTTAACTAGTTCACTGCGTTCATATTTCATTTTAAAAGTCTACCTTGTATCGTAAGTTCATTGCTTTTGTTTTTTTACCACTAAAAGGGTCTGTACCTGTTAAAGAAACATCAAGATTACCGCCACCTAGATCCATTACAGAATAATTTAAACTAACTTGATTTTCACTGCCTTTTTGGTTTTCAAAAAACCTCTTGTTTACCTGTATACCAACTCTGTTGTTTTCGTTTACTTGATACCCTAATGCACCGCCTATATTCTTCTCTATATTCTTCCACGTACCCTCATAAGTCCCGAATGGTACTTGCTCTGAATAAGCCCCCTTTGTTCTAGCTTTAGAACCGAACAAAGTTGCTCGAACAGGATTTAAATCAAAACTTACATTTCCACTTAATGTTTTTGTTTTAGACTTTTGTTTTACAGTTACATATTTATTAGGTTTAAATTCGTCTTTTGTCTTTGAGCCTTCATAATACAAACTACCTGTTACTTTTTGATTTCTTTTTCTTTTTAAATTAAGAGAAGCTTCCATTTGAGGTTTTCTAGGTTGATTAGTGTATTTGTCACTACTCATGCTTTCTTCCTTGTTGTCTTACGTTTTCGACCTGATGCAGTAACAGACCACTTTACTTTTGCAGGTCCTGTCTTTTTACTTGCTTCTTTCTTACTTATCTTACTTGCTACGGCTTTAGGTCTGCAGGCAGGATAAGGTCTTTTCTTTTTTTCTTTACCAGAACGGCCGCACTTTTTGCCTGTCTTGACATCCCGCCAATCTTCTTTAAACCACTTGGTTAAACTCATGCGTAAGTACCACCACGTTTCTTGTACTCACGTACTAACCAAGCATTTGCATATGCCGAAGGGTACACCTTAAATTTCTTCTTGGCCGCAGCTTTTACTGAAGCATAGAGCTTTGGGTTCTTTGGTTTTGGACTTTTACTTTTCTTTTTCTTTGCTGCCATGCTACTTTCCTACTTTTTTCATTGCTAGTTTATGTGCCTTAGTAAATGTTTTACCCTTCTTCATAGCCTTAGTCATACTATCCATATGTTTTTTAGTATGGTGTTTTGAATGTTTTTTCATGGTTGTCTGTTGTCGTTTAGTTAGTGCCATTTGCTTTCCTCGCTCTACCACTGATCATGTGTTCTAAGTGACTTACAAGAATCTTTCTCATCTTTTCTGCTCTCTGTCTGTCAGTAAAAGAATACTCTCTTATATCATCATTGCTTATCTTGAGTGAGAATATGTAGAAAGCTCCCTTCTTTACAATACTAGAAGCACTTCCATTTGCTACTCTCGCAGGATTAATTAATGTACCAAAGTTTGTTTCGATTATGTTTGACATCACTTTTTCCCCATCAGTTTCATCGCTTGACCAACACCCTTAATTCCAAAAGAAGAACTAACGGCTATAAATAAAAGATACTGATACCAATCTGGTAACGTATTCAAAACTTCAAACCCTGCTCGTACATATTCTGTCATGCTAGGAATGAAGACTAATATAGCAGGTAGTAGAAGGACAATAAGTGCAAACTCGTCTTTCCACGATCCATCTGTGGCATCTGCCATAGACTTCTCCCAAGCAACTTCTCCTGCTGCTACTTTTTCTGCGACGACTGCTTTAGCTTTGGCTTGTGCTACTTTAGCTTGACCATCAGCCTTGACTTTCTCTACCTTGCTTTCCATCCACGAACCTGCAAGATTAGCAATAGGACCTATTAACGCTGTTAACATTACTTATGCTCCTTGTGTTCGTGACCCATCCAAATACCAAATACCCCTGTCATCACGCCCATAACAACGGATACAAATGCTGATTGAGCTGCTGTGGGTGCATCTAAATCCATGAACCACTCAGCACATCTCCAAGACATGACTGTGCTTGCAAGCATCATACATCTTGGGAGTATCTTCCATTTCAAAAACTGCTCAACGGTTACCATTATCTACCTTGTGATTTACGTAACATTCGCACGTAGCGATTATAAAACCCAGTTGCTATGGTATTAAAAAACTTAAATAGTGTGAAATTAATAGAAGCTAACATTTCCATCTCTTTCTCGCTTGTCTCAAAC